CGTCCAGTTGTGATAGGATGGACACATAAGATAGTGAAATAAGGAGAATATATTATGTCAACACTAAGTAAAATTCGTCAGGACTTCCTTGACAAACTCAAAGCTACTGGCAAACAGTCAGTATCTCGAACCGAAATCAATAAAATAGGCAATGAAGTTGGTCTAAAAAGTTTTGGTTGGTTCACCAAAAAAATCGAAAACAAAATTGGTCGTGGGATTTATAAAGTTCCAGGTAACTCACCTGTGATTGCTTTACAGTCTAATGTTGCCAAAAAGGAAAAAGTTGTACCAATCAATAATACAATAGAAACTTCTGGTAACCGAATTGCGAATGTTACCACAGAGCTTTCAATGACTGATTTGGTACCTGAACCATATTCTAACTATGTTCCTTTTGGCAACTTCAATGATGTATTACAAATTATAAAATCAGGTATTTTCTTTCCTGTTTTTGTTACTGGTCAATCTGGTAATGGTAAAACAATGTCCATCGAACAGGCTTGTGCTAAACTCAAAAGAAAATTTGTTTTAGTATCAATGACACCTGAAACTGATGAGGCTGACTTACTTGGTAATTATGTTCTTATCAATGGTCAGATGGAATGGAGAGATGGTCCTGTAACAACTGCCGCTCGTGAGGGTGCAGTATTATGTATTGATGAGATTGATTACGGCGCTCAGAACCTAAGTTGTCTTCAACGAGTGTTAGAAGGTAAACCATTTTTGCTGAAGAAAAAAGGCGAATTGGTTACACCCACTCCGGGTTTCACTATCTTTGCTACCGCTAACACCAAAGGCAAAGGTTCTGAGGATGGCCGTTATATATTTACGAATGTGCTTAACGAAGCATTCTTAGAAAGATTTAGAAATACCTATGAACAAGATTGGCCACCTGCTAATGTTGAAAAGAAAATTATCAACGGTGAACTTGCTAAAGCTGGCGTGAATGAACCAGACTTCGCTGACAAACTTGTGACATGGGCTGATGCGATCAGAAAAACTTTTGAAGTTGATGGTTGCGATGAGGTGATTTCAACCAGAAGATTGGTTCACATTGTTGAAACCTACGGTATCTTTGGTGACAAAATGAAAGCTATCTCATATTGCTTAAACAGATTTGACGATGAAAGCAAAATATCATTCATCGACCTCTACACCAAAGTTGATAGTGGTGCTAGTTTAGATGATATCATGAACGCCTCAAGTGAATCTCAAAATGAAAATCTTCAGGAACTGATTGATGATGAAACTGAAAATGATGATGATAATCAGGCAGACTTTTAATTGTTTGCCTCTTTTTGTTTAAAAATTTAGTATAATATAACAATCTGGTGAAAGGTCGCACACCGGATTGTTTTTGAATTTGCGACCACTATATTATGGAGAAATATACATGACTAAAGTATCAAACGCAACTAAGTATAAAATGCTAGGTTATCTTTCAAAAACTTCTGGTTATAATACATTTACAGTTGCTAAAGCTCAGTCAATGTTTGGTATTAAAAATGTTGCAGCTCGAATCGATGAACTTCGCAAAGAAGGTCACGCTATTTACACAAACACCAAAAATGTAAATGGTAAAAAAGTTACATTCTATCGTTTGGGCACACCATCTCGTAAAGTCGTTGCGGCTGGTGTTGAATATCTTCGCCAACAAGGTGAAAAAGCATTTGCCTAATTTAAATGCTTAATTCAAAAAGGAGTGTTATAAATATCTATACACTCCTTTTTTTTTAATATTATGGATACATTATGGAAATAAAAATCAACATTGACGAACTGAAAAAGCACAAACTGTTTATTGCTACACCAATGTATGGTGGGCAGTGTTACGGTCTTTATGCTAAAGCAGCCCTAGATACTCAAACAACTTTATCAAAATATGGAATTGAATGTAAATTTTCTTTTCTATTTAATGAATCGTTAATTACTCGTGCAAGAAATTATTTGGTTGATGAGTTTTTAAGATCAGGTTATACCCATTTAATGTTTATTGATTCAGATATTCATTTTAATCCACAAGATATTATTGCTTTACTAGCTTTAGATAAAGATGTAATTGGTGGTCCTTACCCTAAAAAATCTATCAACTGGAAGAATGTAGCAGAAGCTGCTAGAAAACATCCTGATATGCCATTGTCTGATTTACCAGCTCTTGTTGGTGAATATGTATTCAATGTGGTGAAAGGAACTAAATCTTTCCAAGTTACCGAACCAATTGAAGTATTAGAAATTGGCACAGGTCATATGATGGTAAAACGAGAAGTATTTGATAAAATAGCAAAGGCCTATCCAAACATTCAATACAAACCTGATCATGTTGGTCAGAAAAACTTTGATGGGTCAAGATACATTCACGCTTACTTTGACACCATAATTGACACCAAAGATAGTCCTACAGGCGGTGGTTCTGATAGATACTTATCAGAAGACTATATGTTCTGCCAAATGTGGCGTAAGATTGGTGGTCAAATTTACTTGTGTCCTTGGATGAAGAATCAACATATTGGAACTTATGCGTTTGCTGGTGATATGCCTGCTGTAGCAAAATATACAGGAAAATTATAATGTTAATTGGTCTTGTCGGATTTATTGGGTCTGGCAAAGGAACTGTTGGTGATATTCTTATATCAAAAGGGTATCAAAAAGATAGTTTCGCTAGACCTCTTAAAGATGCCTGCTCAGTCATATTTGGCTGGGACAGAAAATTGCTTGAGGGTGAAACAAAAGAATCCAGAGAATGGCGAGAGCAACCTGATCAGTATTGGTCGGATGCTTTTGGTCATTCTTTTACACCTAGAGAAGCACTACAATTATTAGGCACAGAAGGTTGCCGTAATAATATCAATAAAGATATATGGGTTCATTCATTATTAAAAAGAGCATCAACAAAAAATACAGTCGTATCAGATGTTCGATTTCGTAATGAAATACAAATGATTCATGACCATGGTGGTAAAATTGTCCGAGTAAAACGAGGACCTGAACCAGAATGGTTTGATGATGCAATTAGATTCAACAAAGGTCCAAAAAAGAACTTTGGTTGGGCTAATTCAAAATATAGATTGCAAGATTTAGGTATTCATTCTTCTGAAATTGATTGGGTTGGTTGTCCTGTTGATTATGTAATTGAAAACGATGGAACAATAGAAGACCTAGGCAATAAAGTAGAAGAGGTATTGCAATCTTTTCAAAATGATGTATAATGGTTTTTGTTATTTAAAAAGGTGAAATTATATTATGAAACTATCTGATAATACTTTATCAATACTAAAAAACTTTGGTTCTATTAATCAAGGTATTTTTTTCAAAAAAGGTAAAACACTCAAAACGGTATCTTCACATAAAAACATTCTAGCACAATGTAATATTGGTGAAGAAGTACCAGCTGATTTTGGTGTTTATGATCTAAACAACTTCTTATCTGTTATCTCCTTACGAGATGATCCAACTTTTGAGTTTGAAGATAAAAATGTTGTTATTGTTGGCAACAAAGGTCGATCAAAAACAAAATATCGTTTTTGTGAACCATCAATGATTGTTGTTCCACCCGAAAAAGAATTGGCTATGCCAGATCCAGAAATCACAATTCAATTTTCTTCAGAAGATTTTAGTGATATTATGAGAACGGCTTCTGTTCTTTCTTCTCCTCAAGTTGCTGTTGAATCTGATGGTAAAAAAGTTAGTCTTATTACATTAGATACAGCAAATGATTCTGCTCACACAAACACACTCGATCTTGGTGATGGTGATGGTAAAGTGTATAGAATGATTTTTAAAACAGAAAATCTATCTAAAGTTTTACCTGGTTCTTATACAGTAAATATATCTTCAAAGGGTATTTCACATTTTAAGAACAAAGATATTGATTTACAATATTGGATTACCACTGAACAAGGCTCTAAATTTGGAGCATAGTATGTCATTCCAAATATTTACAAATGTATACAAAGGTAATTCAGATGATTCTATCATAATCAATACTGATCATGTTCTAGCTGTATATCAAGCAATTCATAATAATCCAGAATCTGGTGAATCAAAAGAAATTGTAAACATTTATACAGTAAACGGCAACACATATCAAGTAGAAGAAACCTTTGGTGAAGTGTTAAATAAGCTTAATGCTTAATTTTTATTATTATATTATGAGGTGTGTGAATGGAACATTTATTATGGACGGAGAAGTATCGTCCTAAAAATATCAATGATTGTATATTACCTGAAAGGTTAAAAAAACCATTTCAGGAATATGTCAATCAAGGAAATATTCCAAATTTGCTTCTGTCAGGCGGTGCTGGTGTTGGTAAAACAACAGTTGCAAAAGCCATGTGTGAAGAAATTGGCTGTGACTATCTAGTCATTAATGGTTCAGATGAAAGTGGTATCGATACATTCAGAACCAAAATCAAAAATTATGCTTCATCAATGTCACTTTCTGGTGGCAGAAAAGTTATTATCATCGATGAAGCAGATTATCTAAATCCAAACTCAACTCAACCAGCTCTTCGTAATGCAATCGAAGAGTTTGCTGGTAATTGTTCATTTATTTTTACTTGTAATTACAAGAATCGAATCATTGATCCATTACACAGTCGATGTGCCGTTGTAGATTTTTCATTGAAGTCAACTGAGAAAGCTGAAATGGCAAAACAATTTATGGCTAGAGTTGTAAATATCCTTGAAAATGAAACTGTTGATGCTGATAAATCTGTTATTGCTGAGTTGATCAAAAAACACTTTCCAGATTTCAGAAGAGTGATTAATGAACTTCAACGATATTCTCAGTTTGGTAAAATTGACACCGGTATTTTGGCACAAATTGGTAATATTCAAATCGATGAAGTAACCAAATATCTTAAAGAGAAAAACTTTAATGCTATTCGTAAATGGGTTGCAACCAGTGATGTTGATGCTAATACTGTGTTTCGTCAAGTGTATGATGCCTTATATGACATGATGAAACCACAAGCTATACCTAATGCAGTATTGATTATTGCTGACTATCAGTATAAAAATGCCTTTGTTGCTGATACAGAAATTAACTTGGTTGCTTGTTTGACTGAACTAATGGCAAATTGTGAGTTCAAGTAAGAAGAAAAAACCAGATATGGTTGTGGATCATCCTGAAAGCATGATGTATCCAACAAGTGTAGGTGCTCCAAACTTTGCACCGATACCTATCGAAAAAGAAAAAGATCATATGATTAACATGGCAAGAATGAATGCCAAAAAAGAATATGATCGAATTATGGAACTCGTATCAGTTTTAAAAAAACAAGCAGATAATATTAAAAAAAGGTTAGAGATGACGGACTTAATTTATCAAGCAAAATATAATTTTAAAATAGTTCATGGTAAAACATATTGGTTAGTTGAAAACACCGATAAAAATATTACTGAACTTGTGATGCTAGGACCAAACGAATGGTCTGGAAAACATCCACCACATTATAAATATCTTGCGCCAGTTCGTTCACTCGGTGACCACACATGGGAAATAGTAGACGATGAGTAGCCCTTTTGATTATGTAAACCAA